TACCAGGTAAAATGCTCTTGCTCCTGTATTGCTCATCGTGTTAATTTATTTTTGTAGTGTAATGTCTCTACTTCGTCTTTCTCTTTTTCGTACATTAAAAATGTTAAACAGTAGTGTAAGTTTTGTTTTGTCACTGCGTCTAGGTTTAATACGTTTCCTTTTGCTAGTCTGTGTATCGATGTGTACCACCCCCACTTTTTATTGAAGTTGGTATTTGAGTCGAAGCTTCCGTCTGTAGGCTCGGCACTTGTCCAGAGTCCAGAGTAAGATTCAATAAGTCGCTCTCTAAATTGTAAAAAAAAACAATGGCAGAAACGGCTACACTAGCTGGCATATCTAGCATCGCATCGTACCAGCTGTCTCCTTTATACTCTTCTATTTCGTATTTGTCTTTGTACTTTCTTACTATAGGTCTATATAAGACTGCCATAGCTTTGTGCATATTGTCCCAGTCTGTAATGTTATTCTCTATGTCTACAAACTCTCCAAACGTAAGGTCGTTTAAGTCTGTAACCATACCAAACTCTGTTTTACCTAGTTTGAATTTATTAATAAGACTAGGCTTCTCTTCTAGTGCTTTGTTTATTTTACTTACAATAGTGTTTATGTCTCCGATCTTAAACTTGATCGACTCGCTATATGGTACACCACAAAATATTTCTAGCATCTTTAAGGCTGCGTAGTCTTCTGTGTAGTCGTCTGCATTTTCAAAAGTCTTTATAAACTTCTGGTAATGTTTTAAAGGTATATCGTGTAAAGACGTTGGGACTAGTAAATCTAGTTTCATAATGTACGTTTTATATATAACGTAAGATTCTAGAATTTAACTCATAAAAAAACCGCCCTATTTCTAGAGCGGTAAGAACCAATTATTAATGAAAAAATCTACTCTACTCTAATTCTTTAAAGTAGTCTTTTAGAGCACCGTTGTCTAGCATATAGTCTTTACTAAACAGAAAGTCAAAGTACTCTTTTTTGTCGACCCACGTATCGGAGTCTGGTTTTTTATATAGTCTCATTTTTATTGTTTATGTCTGCAATATAGTAAAAATGTTAATAACTACCAAATTTGTTTAACGTATAGCGTATTTACCGAAGTTGGGTCTGCTTAGTTTAGTGAATATACTGTACCTTACAGCGTCGGCACTGTGGTCGTTTTGTGATACTGGTTTATTAAGTAGTACACCGTTTTTGTCTTCTACCCATTTATAGTTTCTAAACTCTTTTAGTGTGTTTGTGCTGTCGCTTGTTATGTGTAGTTTATGTCTCTTTAATATGTCGATACCAGCAAGTATACTGTCTTTGCCTTTTAAACTAGGTTTGATATTCCATTGACCCTGTCTGCGTATATAGTCGATACTCTTGGGCTCTGCGGAGTCGGCAAATATCTCGTCTCTACGGTCAAAGCCTATGTCCAGGAGTTTATTGTGTATGTCTTCATTTGTCATAGCATACTCGTAAAACAGCTCTTTTATATAAAGGTTGTCGCCAGACTTGTAAGTCATAACTAAAACCGACGGATCGTTAACATAGCCAAAATCTAATCCAGCTGCGACTAGCTTTGCGTCTAGTGGTATTTCTGTTACCTCAGTGAATGTAAATATAGTTGCTCTGTTTCTACCTACTTGCCCTAGACCATATACTCTCCAGTAGTCTGGGTCAGTCTCTTGTAAGCGTTCTATTTCTGCTATAAGCTCTGGCTCTAAAAAAGGGTTATTCTTATAAGTGGTTATGTGAAAGTCTGCGTCTTCTCTAGTCTTTACTTTAGTGTAGATCCAGCTGTATTCGTCACTAGGGTTGTAGTCTAATATTAAGCTAGGTTTTGTGTCGCTAGCTGTACGAAATAAAATCTGTGTATACTGTTCGTAGCTAAACTCGTTGCACTCATTTAAAAACGCCAGGTCTCGCTTTCTACCTTTTAATCTAGATGGCTGGTCTACTGATATAAACTCAAATAGGTTTCCGTTGAGCTTGTATTCGCTGTTACTTTTATTGTGGTCTGCCTCTACGTATAAATCGTATTTGTTTAGAATGTCGAAGAAGTCACGCATAACCGTAGCCCTAAGAGCTGGGTAGGTTACTCTAAATATTGAGATAGTCTTGCCAGTATTGTTTTCGGCGTAGTCAAATATTAACCAGAGAAGTATGTTATAAGTTTTACCAGAGCGTGTACCGCCTTGCTCTATAACTATTTTCTTGTCTGTTTTTTCTAAGTGAGACCAGACTACGTTTGTATCTATGTGCACTACTCAATAACTTTGACTGTAAACTTTTTAGTTTCTGGCATAGCGATTTCTTGCTTGTCATAGTAGCCTCTGTGTTTCGCTTTGCTCTTTAAGAAAAAAATTATAGCAGTAATGTTATCTTTTTTTATCTGGTCATATAGTTTGTTTTCTACAAAATCAATAGCTGTCTCTTGAATGTCGTTTACAGCTTGTGCGTAGACTGGATCTTCTTTTAACCATTTGTAGTGTGCAGATCTAGAAACATTAGCACTTAAACAGCTATTAGATACAATACCTAAGTTGTACTCTAAGGTCTCTAGCATCTTTTGTTTCTGGTCTGAATTATCGTGTGGCATATCTATATAACGTAAAAAATTGTTTTTTGCTATGCTATAATCTCTTGCATAATAGTTCTAAACTGTCTTAACTGTTTTTTAGTCTTTAGTTTATGTACTAGCTCGTAAGCATTTTGATACTGTGCGTTGCTTAACTCTGTGCCTATTATAGTAGCGAAGTGTCGTCTGTATTCTGGCTTACGTCTGCAAACGTCTTGCCATAGCTTAGAGCTGTGTATTATAGTAGCGTGATGTCTGTATAGCCCTTGCTTCTTGTAGTGCTCTACTATTTTGTAAAGAGTCGATTTGCATTTTTCTCTCATTATATAGTCAAACAAACAGCGTGCGTCTACTACTTCTTGTTTCTTGCACTTCTGGTATATGTTAATACCAGTCAGATTAATTACTAGATCTCCTATCTTCTTGTGGGTTGTCATTGTATAGTTTTTCGATTAGTATATAAAGTTTCGCTACGGTACGCTCCAGGCGTTCTATTCTTTGTAGCATAGTGTATTTTTTAGGCTTCATCTATTTGTTTTTTGCTTATAGAGTTTCTGTCTCTTTTTATGGTCTTTAAAATTACTAATAATAGCCAAATGAAATTCTTTGTTATCTATTTCGTTTTCCCATTTAGGAAAGTCTAGGTTTGGCTGGTTATTAGAATTTGATGGGTAATACAAAAACTGATACATATTAGCTTTATTATTCCACCTATATTCTACAAAACAATTAACGCTTTCTAAGTATTCAATTTTCATTGTGTATTTTCTTTTACTCTCTGGTCAAATTGCTTGCAAGTCTCGCACTGCTTGTCACATTTAGCGTAGCAAAACGAGCTGTCCAAACAAGTCCAGTTATCTGTCTCTTTGTCCGTCTTCATATCCTTTTAAATACCCTATAAACAAACAAAAAGCAGAAACCACTAAACTAGTCAATAAACCGCCTAAGTCCATATTATTTACTTAAATCTGCTATCATATAGCCTAGCATAAAAAAACAAAAGTACACAAAGGCTGCTAATAAATCTGTCATATCGTACCAGTTATAGTATAATCATTTAGGTCAAAATCTTCTACAAAAAATGTCTTGTATAGTTTTATAGCTCTCTCTACTTCTCGCTTGCCATACTCGTAAAAGTCTTTGCTAACATTCCAGACACCTACGTCTAGCGTGTTTTTAGATATACATAAAAAAGTAAAGTCTTTGTAGTCACAGCCAAAGATTTGACAGTACAGATATACTTGTAAATAATAACGAAAACGGTATGCACTCTTATCAAAGTTCTGTACGTCTACAGTGGTTTTAAGATCTACTATGCCACCTTTGTTTTTAAGTATGTCTGCCTTGCCTCTAAACGGCATACCGAATATGTCTTCGTGTATACCAGGCACTTCTGTCTTTGAGTCACTTAATAGACTGATAGCTTGTGGGTTTTTTAGTAATGCGTCTACAAGTCTCTCGGTCTCTTCTTTTTCTGTTTGCGTAAATACTTGTCCATACTCTTCTACTGCTAGTTTATACGCCTTAGTGTTTTTACTCTTAACTGGTATAAACTTTAGCTTGTCGTATTTCTGAGGCTCTAGGACGGCGGTATGTAGAAGCCAGCCAGATCTAAGGGCTTGCGTTTGCTCGTTACCGTACTTATTGATGTAGTAGTACGACTTTGGGCTATCTAGTAATAATTTAAGACTGGAGCTGCTTAATGCTAGTTTATTCAGCTCGCCGTAGTAAAAGTCGTCGTTTACCATTTTGTCTAGGAGCTTGTCTTTGTCCCAGTGGTTACCGTCTAGTAATTTAACTGTCTGCATATACTTTGTAAATTCTGTGTTTCTTTGAAAATTTAGTTAAGTCTTCGGCTTTCTTAATAGCCTTCTCTTCGTTGTCTGCTTCTATGTCTATGTACTTAATATCGTACATATCATATCTCCAGGTGTACTCCCAGTACTCTATTTCATATTTAGGCATTTTCTATTTTATTTAGTTTCTCTTCTGCTCTTCTCGCACGCTCTACAGCTCTTAGCTTTGCGGATCTAAACTTGCTTAACTGCTCGTCGTAGACCCTTTGCCGTTGCTGCATCTGCGTTACGTAAACGCTTATATTAGTAAAGGCGTTGAATAGTCGTCGCATATCCTTAGTAGGCTTCTGCTTATACCAGCTCTGTAATATGTCGCTAGCTTCTTGAAAATCAGTGTAGTACTTGTACTCTTCTATGTCTAGTACGTTATTGTCATTTTCATTCATAACCCAAATATATTAAAATATTGTTAAAAAAAAAGGTCGTTTGTTAAAAACCTTCTGGGTATATATACGAAACACTGGCTTTACTTTCTGGTAATAAATATACTTCTGTCTCTTTTTTATTGTTTTGCCAGTAAGTCGTAGCTGGCATTTTAAGTGTGCTTTGCTCTAGGTTTTCAATACTGTCTAGCCAGAATAGATAATTACCTTTAGGGTCAAAGACATAGTACAACTTGACTGTGTCTTCTAGCTCCATTAGCTTGTCGTATTTGTATTTTTCTATAACCTTAGTGTCATAGTATTTAGTTCTAAACTTTAACTCTACTACGCACTTGTTGCCTTTAGGTGTGTAGCCTATCGCATCGTAAGGTAGCATACTGTCGCCAGTATGTACTAGACTCCAGCCGTCTATGTTTAGAAACGCTATAACGGCTTCTTCGTATTTATGCGTTTGCTCTAGCTTCATAAACCTTATTTATGTCGTCTATAAACTTTTGTATTTTCTTTTTATTACAGCTACACGGTATAAAGAATGTATGCTTATAGTACTCAGCGTGCATTTGTGCTATACGCTTTAGCTCGTCGTATGTTATTCTGGTAGAAGTGTTTGATCTAAACTCTGTCCAGAAATCAAAATCTTTATCGGTCATTTTCTTTTTATTGTAAGTTCGTTTAGTTTATCTCGTCTGCGTTCACAACCGCAGCTCTCGTAGCCTAGAAAATCTATGACTATCTTCTCTACTAGCCATTTAATACCAGTAGCTTTAAATATCCTCTCTAAGAGTGTGCCTAGTCTCATATTCTTTTTTTATTTGTTTCTTTATTATTTTAATTGTGTTACGTAAAGACCAGTAAGTTATTTTACTGTCTCTGCTTAGCTTTGCAATTTTCTTGCCTTCTACAAAGACCTCTTCAAATATGCGGCGTAAATAATATATCTGCATTTTATCTTTTGTAAAGTCTTTAATAAAAGTCTCAGCTTGTAGTAGCTCTAAAAACTCTGGGTGCTCTAACCACTCAGTTATAGTTTTATGTTTGTCGTATATATAAGGATCTTCTATGTAGTCTTCGTCTTCTCTAGACTGTAGACCCTCAACTCCTACGTAGTGTATTTTTTTCTCTTCTCTTTTTAAATCGTACACTAAGTTGCGGAGTGTAATAAATATAAAATAGTAGTTTATCTCGCCGTTGTCATATAGAATACTCTTGCCTTCGTCTCTAGTGTGTTTTAAAACTCTGATATACATTTCTGAGACTATGTCTTTAGCTGTTTCGCTATTAACGTCAAAGGTCTTAGTAATGTCTATCCACGTTTGATGTTTGTTGTAAATTTGGTTTATAGTGTCCATTGTTGGACATTAAGCTACAAATTTTTAAAACGGTGCGTTAATGTTTTTTATAATCTTTATGACGCTTTCATTGTTAATAGAGTAGCCTACATTGTTAATTAATGCTCGCATCATTATAGGCAAGTCTAGGCTAGTTGGTCTACCGCCAGACTCTATTGACTTCTGTTTAACGCAGTGGAGCTGGGTATACATAAACTCTGTAGGGTGCTGAGTAAGTCTGTGTACTACTAAGAATTGATCGCAGCGGTTATTCCACTTTGAGCCAGACTCCATATGGCTAGCACTAGGTACAACTGGGTAACCAGCGTACTGGTGTCCGTCTCTATATTTTTGTCTAGCTGCTTCTGTGTTTGCGTGTCCGCATAGCCATATACTTACGTCCCACTGTTGGCAGAATATCCTAAAGCGTGTCGCTGCCTCGTAGTCGTATTCGTGTGCACCCATATCTTTTAGCTTGCTGGATCTTACAAGAGAATTGTAAGGGTCTATAAGAAAACCGTCGTATTTAAAGATAAGTCTAGTTTTTTCTGCAGCCTCTAGCAACTCTTCGTATGTGTACGTTTTAGAGTTATCCATTATTAAAAAGTGCTTCTTAATAAAATCTAGAGCGTTATTAAAGTCTTTAGGTATAATCTTCTGTAGTGGGTCTTCTAGCAGATACTCCATTAGTTTTTTTAAAAGCTCGTATGGCTCGTTTTCGCTGGAGTATATTAAAAACTTCTGTCCGTGTCTTACTGCGTAGCATAACATTAAAAACAAAACTAGTGACGTTTTACCTACGTTGGCGTGTCCTAGTATAATAGTCAAGCCTTTTTTAAGTCTGATGTATTCGTCTATTTCTGGTATGTCTAGTTTTAATGCTTCTTTGTGTTTGCCTTGCTGTATGTCTATTAGTGTCTTTACTTGGTCGTTAAAATTTATATACATATGTTAAGTCGTAAAAAAAGGGCTAGAATATACTAGCCCTCGAAAGTAATAAAAATTATTCTAGAATGGCAAGTCGTCTTGTCTGTCTGGTAGCTGTTGGCTAGCAGTGACAGGCTCTTGTACTTCTTTGTTTATTTTAGTATGCCTTGCATAATACTTGCTAGGATCTTTAGAAGACTTCAAAATATCAAAGGAGAAAAAACCATTGTTAGTCTCTATTTCTTGTTTGTGTGCTTTTAGAAAGTCTACAAACTCTGCTGCTTTTATATGCAGTTTAGTTACGACCCAGTCAAATCTAGGTTCTTCTTTAGCTACTACGCTATTAACGTATTTGTGTTCGTATTTATTCATTTGTTATCCAGTTAAACATTAATTGTGCAGTTTCTAAAATCTCGTCTGGCGTTACGCTGCTTTGTGCGTGAAACTCTGCAGCTGCTTTAATGCAAGTCTGTCTCACAATTAGCGTGTCTTTGTTGCCAGTAAAGCTACTTGGTTTTTGATCCATTAATAGCTTAGCGTTTTTATACTCTTCGTTGCTGACCTCGTAAGAGATCTCGTCTCCGATATTTCGCTTAAATTTTCCTTTAGCGAAAAAAGTATATTGCAGTCCGTCCGCAAAAGTAACTTTATACTTCTGTAGACCATTCCATTGACCATCTGGGTCAATATGGGTAATTTTACCAGTTTTCATATATAAGGGTTTTAAATAAAAAGGTTTTGCTCTAATACTCTGTTATTGACTTCTAGCTGAGCTTCTAGAAATTCTACTTTTTGTTTGAGCCTAAATACTTCTTGCTCTAGTGCTTCTATGCGTGCAGTTTGTAAATCCATAATTAGTATTTTGACGTAAAGCTAATAAAAAAAATGTTAATAAAAAAAAGGGTCTAGTAAAAACTAAACCCCTTCTCGAATAAAAATGACTAACTATGTATAAAATAGAGATAGCAAATATAACTAAAGTTTATCTATTAGACCCTTATAATATTCTATTTTTTCTAATAGCTCTAGATCAGTGTGTTTTACTATTTCTCGACTCTGCTGTAATAGCTCAGCAGCTTTGTCGTAGCCATATTCTTTGTTTAAATTCTGTGAGAAGATATAAGCCTGTCCATAACGCCCTACATTACAGCCGTAGCACTGGGGTCTACAGTTCTCTTCTGACCATCTTAAAGCTCTAGACGCTCTAGAAATAAAATGTCCATTCTGTATGCCTTCGCCCTTCCAGTATGCTTTTTTATTACAAGTATAGCACTTTACATAGCCTAGTTTGTCTGCATACTTTCTACGTATGTATTCACTAAACACTGTGTCTAGTTTCTTGACTATGTTTTTTCTGGTTAGCTTTCTAGGCATTTAGCATTGATTAATAAGCAGCTCCTTACCTAAGTGCTCGTCTATACTTTTTATAGCTCTATAAATAAAGCGACTGTCTCTTCTAGTGTTTTCTCTGTCTGTTTTAGTCGAGTCGCTGCCTAGATTTGTATACATAGTAGCGTCTATTTCTAAAAGAGTATCTATTTTGCGTTTGTCACTCCAGGTTTTGTAACCTACAATCTTTAAAACTCTGTCTTGTAATTCCATACTGTAAAAATAAAACTAAAAAAATTAAACTAAAATTTGGTTATTAAAAATAAATAATGCTTTTTACTATAGACTAGTCTATTATACTACTAGTCTATTATTATACTAGTACTTAAATACTACTCTATATATACTAGTCTATTATATTCTAGTCTATACATACTAGTCTATTTGCCTTGACCTCTATATTTTTTCTGGTAATTTTTGCTAGTCTTTAATTTACTAGTCTTTGACTTGGCGTGTACGCCAGGTCTTTTAACTCGCTTACGCTCAATGTGTATAAACCCTTTAGCCTTTGCCATTACTAATAGCTTTGTATTTTTCTACGCCTCTAGATCCAAAGTACGCTAGCATAGCTGTAATCGTAGAAGACTTTAGTAATTCTATCCACTCTAATCCTACAGTAAACTCGATGTTTGCACTGTCTAGTATCGCTATTAAAGTAGTCATAAAAATTAAGTATAATAATACTAAAGGACGTACATTACGAGCTAACCAACTGCTACTACTTAAATCAGCTTGCCATCTAGCAGTAACGCTCTCTAGCTCTAATTTGTCCATTTCGAGCATTTTAAGAGCTTTTTCCTTGTCTAGTGGACTCAATGTATTATCCTTACTAATTAAGCCCTTTAAAACGCCTAGAAATCCCTTGTCTGGCAATACTTCTGACATTCCACTAAACAACCCTTTCTCGCCTATAAGGAACGAGCCGACTTTAGTGTCTTTAAATTTACGTTTATTACTCATTCCAGCGTAATTGAAATTGTAGTAAGAATAAATACAAATTAGCCTCGTGGTAGTTATAGTTAGGCTTTGGTCTGTAGTAACTAGCTCCTATTAAAAAACTAGTAGGTATTAGTGAAATAATGCTAAAATCGTACATACTAAAATCTATTACTTATATTATCGTATTCTAGGCGTGCGTCGAAACTTGGACACGCTTTCTGGCTAAAGTCTTTATGTCCATAGATCGTACCGCCGTAAGTGTCTTTTAACTGGCATAGTAAATCTACTAAAGAGTCTTTTTGTTCAGCTGTTCTAGTGTCTAACCACTCGCCGTTTTTACCAGTACCACCAGCGTAAGCAACTCCTATGCTGTCCCAGTTTTCGCCCTTAGTGTGTGCTCCAGACTGTTCTATGGGTCTACCCTCTTCTATAGTTCCGTCTGTGCGTACTAAGAAATGGTAGCCTACGTCTCGCCAGCCTCGCTCTTCTACGTGCCACTTGCGTACAGTCTCTATAGATACGTCGCCTGGTGTAGCTGTGCAGTGTACTATTATTTTATTTATTTTTCGCATTGTTTATACTCAAAGTTTTGACCAGTTACAGATAGTTTATTAATTACGTCGCTTTGTAAACTACGTAGCATTTTCTCTATATTGTCTTTTTCTTCAACTAGCTGCTTTACTTTAGTTTCTAGGCTTTGGCTTTTAGCCTGTAACTCTGAAACTTCTTCTGGGTTTTTACCTATAAACGTATAAATAACTACGCTTAGAGATCCTACTAGCATACCGACTATTACTTTAAATATGTCGTTATTTGTGTCTGGTATCTCATAAAACGCCAAAAACAGCAAAAGACCCATTACTAGGAAAAATATTATTCCAGCTCCTAAATAGCCTCGTAAGTCTTTGTCTTTAATCATTTTTTTCTAATCTCGTACCATTTTTGAATAGTGTAGCCTATAGTAACTACAAGTAAAAATATTTTCAATGCACTCTCTATTTGGTCGATTGTGGTTATTGTCATTGTAGACAAGTTTGCTATGTAAACTTTAAAACTTGTAGTGTCCATTTGTTTATTCTTTAAAATTCCAGCCAGCAAACGTATGTACGCCGTTATCTTCTATGTCTATTTCTTTACTACTCCAGCCATATGGGTACTGTACAGTAGAGTTACCGTCTTCGTCTGTTTCTGTTATTTCGCTAGACTTCCATAAAACGTCTACAGAATATTTGTCAGACTGCGTACCCTCTGTCTCGACTTCGCCTTCTTCGTTGTAAGTAGGCTCGACTGTCCACAAGTAGCCTAGTTTTACAACTGTATGGCTATGCGAAGGCTGGTCGTTACCATCTTCGTCTTGTACAGACGGTAGAGCATTGATCCTAGACTCTGCCTGGCTTTGACTGTCAAATTCATATTTCTTAAATATATACTTCATTTTAATTTAATTAACTTGTTAGTGTTTGTAATTCGCTATCGCTTAGTGCTTCGTTAAAATATATTAGTTGTTTTACTTTTCCGTAGAAATTATTTGTACCATTTGCTTGGTCAAAGTTTAACCGACTTAATCCGCTTGGTATGTCAGTACTGCTTGTATTAGTACCTGCTTCAGTACCATTAACCCAAATAGCGTAGTCATTAACTTTGTATTTGTAAGCAATTTTTAAAGTATCTGTAATCGTATAACCTGTTACTGTAATTGAGTCAGCCGTACCATTGACAAAAACTCGTAATCTATTTGACGAATTATCATATCTTAATACAACTCTATTTGACGTTGTGCCATCAGAAATGCTTATATCACGCCTTGTCAAATCATTAGCTAAAGCCGATATTTCTGCAAACAAAACCCCTTCGCTGTCGTTAAACTCTGCACTTGTACCTGATAAATTACAAAAGTCGGCTGAGCGTGTTACACCATTTGTTTCGCCATTTGTTGGTATATATGAAGTTGCGTAGCTTCCTTCCTCTACTTGTCCACCGAAAACCTGAAAGTCAGTTGCTGTACCATTTATACTTCTATAATCAACAATATATACATAATTTAAATCTGCACCTCTTTGAAAAGTAATCTGCTCTCTTTGCCATTTACCTGTAAAAGTAATTGATTTTTCAGCATCCGCACCACCACTTCCAATAGTTATTACTCTTATAGTTGTAGTTTCTCCAATAACACCTTTGTAATATAACGAATAAGTAAAAGAACCTGAACCTCCACTTATAGCTTCAAAACAATTAGAGGTGCTTGTATCATTTACAATGACTCTTGTAGATGTTTTACTTCCGTCAGGAGACACGCCATAATTAGCAGTTAATGTGCCACCACCTGTATTAAAAGCAAATATAGATGCAAGGTTGACGCTTTGAATTAATAAATTGGTTCTACTCGGCTCTAAAAGCAAATGAGGACAATCTCCTACTACGCCATTAGTCAGTGGATAGTCTAAGCGTGGCGTGTGTAAAGGTATTGTTTCTATGAGTCCATCTTTGTTTACTCGTGTAGCAGTTGAGCTTCTTGCGAAATTAAAATCTCCATCTCCATTAGCAGGTAAGACAGAAAATAACTCGCCATTTCTATAACCACTTGGTATTAACGCTAAACTTGCTTTATCGTACATACTAACTTGTTAATTTTTCTAATTGTTCGTCTGTAAGAGCTTCTGTAAATACTTGTACGTTTCTTACTTTGCCTTCAAATGGAAAGTTCTCAATTCCGTTGTTAAAGTTTAGTTTGTTTAAAACTCCACTTCCAAATGTTGAGCCACTTAAATCTTCGTGTATTTGCACACCATTAACCCACCAAGCAAAATCATCTTCTTTCCATTTAATAGCAATCTTATTAAATTGTTTTACGTTTGTTAATGCTTGAGTTGAAGCCATAACATTTACTCCTGAAACATTTACAAACGCTTTAATTTGATTTGAAATTGGTCTATTTTCAAAAGCAACCATATTATTATTAGTTCCATCATTTATAGATATTGTCCTATATGTTCCTGTGTCACTTAAATAAGCAATCTCAGCATACAATACTCCTTCCTCTGAATTAAAGTCTTGTGCAGAGCCACTATTATTGCATACGTCTGCATTACGAGTAGAAGCCGCACCTGTGGTGGGTATGTAGCTTGTGTGGTAGCTTCCTTCTTCTACTTGAGCACCCCATATATAAATACTACCAAAAGAGTCTGTTGTTCTATCAGGAAATATTTGAAAATAGTTACTTATTGTGTTACTCACAGTAGATTCAAACCCTACTCTGTACCATCCATTCTCATATTCTTCTATAAAATAATTTGTAGAAGTGCCACTATCGTATGAAATTTCATTATTAGTGTTCATATTGAATTTAGCATCTTCACCCCTTAGACTTCTTATTCTAAATGCAAAATCTGAAGTATGACTTGTACCTTTAACAAATAAGCTAAAAAAATGATTGTTTGATAATAAACCTATTTCATTTTGTATCCTGTCTGAAGAACCGCCATTTTGTGAAATCTTAAAACCACCTGTGGTGCCATCAGGTAAATCTATATTTACACTTGTTAGAGTAGAACCTGGCGTAGCCCAACTTAATGCAGCAAAATTACTTGAATTTGTAACAATGTTTGTCCTACTCGGCTCTAAGAGTAGATGCCCTTTAGTGTCATTAGTAAAGTCTATTCTTGGTGTGTCTGTTTCTATTTGTTGTACAGTTATGTTACTTATAGAGAAAGATTGACCACCACCTGAATTATAACCTCTTATCACTAAATTGTTTGTTGAGGTTGCATCAAAATCAAAACTATAACTTTGGTTATTTACATAAGTCAATCCTAAATAAACTTCTGATAAGCTTGTGTTAGACATATATATTCTGCCTTGACCACTTGCTATATCTGAAATTGTAAACTTAACTCTATATCTGCCACTAACAGTAAATAAATTAGATTGAGTCAGAGCGTTTCCATTCGCATTTGCACCATAAGTTGCTTTGCCATCTGCTACTGTCCAATCGCTACCTAAAGTCCAATCTGTACTTCCATTACTGAAATCGCCATTAGTTACTATGTTAGGTTGAATACCTGCTGTTTTAATCAAGCCATCTTTAGCTACATAGGTTGCAGACGTACCCCTTGAAAAGTCAAACTCTTTGTTAAAGAATAAACCACTATTGTCGTTATATGCTAATAGCTTATCTTCTTTTACTGCCCAATTACCATTTCCTAATTTTACTGCCATTTTATATAATTGTATAGTTGTTTGCTTCTGCTAATAGTCTAAAAGATTCGTAACCTTCGCCTGTTAGTCTTTCGAGTAAATCATTACTTAATGCTTCTTTAAATACTGCTACGGATTTTACATCTCCATAGAATTCGTTATTACCTGCACCATCGTCAAACGATAACTCATCAAGCCCTGTTGGTGTAGTACCGCTTGTGCCTGTAAAGACTTGCACTCCATTTATCCACAACGCAAAATCATTTGCTTTGTACTTAATTGCTATTTTATTGTTTTGTGTTATAGTATAAGCAGTTGTAGTTTGGTCAAATTGATTTGATGCAGCGACCCTTACTTGACTTCTTATGGAGTTACTTGCGTTTGTGTACATTAAAGCTATTCTATTATCTGTTGTACCATCAGATATTGCGATTTGTCTATAAGTGCTATCATCTGCCAAAGCAGCAATCTCTGCATATAGCACACCTTCACTATCATTAAACAAGTCAGCATTACCGCTATTGACTGCTTCCTCATCAGAGCGAGTTACTGTTGAACCGCTTGTTGGTATGTAGGAAGTTGGGTAGCTTCCTGCTTCGGCTTGAGCACCCCAAATTTGAATACCACTACTGCCGTCTCCTATATAAGTTGGCTGTTTAAAGCTACTATAACTCGGAGTTGCAGAGTCTGATAAACCTACCTGAAAATAGCCTGTTGTAGATGCAGTGTTAGAAGATGTTACAGAAACTCGATACCACCCATTACCATAATCTTCTATTTTATTACTTGTATTTGTTGGTGAAGAAACTGTTTGAGTGTCTGTAACAACGCCATTTACTAAATCAAATACAGCAGTATATCTACCTAAATTTGTTACGATTTGTAAAAAACAATAATCTCTATCGCTTTTCTTTACAAAACAACTAAATGTATAAATGTTATTGCTAATAGCTACTCCATCGTATATACCGTGAACGCCATTTGCTGTATTCTCAATTATTTTTGATGCGTTTACAGAGCCATCAGGCGAAGTACTTGTGTTAGCACTTATTGTAGCTCGTTCTTTAAACCAATCAGAATTAGAGAAATCCTCACTATAAGGTAACAAATTAGTCCTCTGTGGTTCTAATAACAAACTGCCTGTACCATCTGTATAATCTATTCTTGGTAAGTCGGTATCGTCTGTTATTTCTATTATAGATACGTTATCTATTGAGCCATCAAAAGAACCAAAAGCTAAAAACGCAAAATTAGTTCTGTTTGTAGTAGTTGTAACTTCAAAGGTAAAAGAACCATTACCGATAGATGTATTATCAAAGAA